GGCAGTCAGGGATTGCGACTCCTGCGGGCATTCAGTACCCAACCATCACTGTGTGGCCGGTGCCGTCAGATAATTCCTACACGTTTGTGTACTGGCGCTTACGTCGGCTTCAAGATGCTGGTAATGGCGATGGGACTGCTGATATCCCGTATCGTTTCTTGCCTGCGCTGACCGCTGGGCTGGCGTACCAGATCGCAATGAAAATTCCCGAGGCCGCTCCGCGCCTGCCTATGCTCCAAGCTGAGTATGAGAGGCAGTGGCAGTTGGCATCGGAAGAGGATAGAGAAAAAGCTCCGGTAAGGTTTGTGCCGAGAAATATGTTTTATAGATAGAGGAAGCGATGCCTAATCGTTTTTCCTCTGGTAAGTTTTCAATCGCGCAATGCGATAGGTGCGGGTTTAGGTTTAAGCTGCAAAAGCTTAAATCATTGACGATCAAGACTAAGCGTGTAAACATTCTTGTATGCCCGGAGTGCTGGGAGCAAGATCATCCGCAGCTTCAGCTTGGTCTTTATCCGGTCAACGATCCACAAGCAGTACGCAATCCAAGATCGGACGTTACTTCTTTTCCCCAGAGCCGCAGCTACACAGAGGTCATCTATAACGGCGTAGGCGTAGGTCTTGCAGCAGGAACTCTTGCTACTAATGGATTGCCGCCGACCCCGCCCGTAACTGCCACTTCTTACTTCTCTGGCGGGTTCTATGCTGGTGGGTTCTACGCGGGCGGGTATTTCAGTGTTACTTCTGGCGGTACTCCGATAACGACTACCAATAAATACTTCTCTGGTGGTATGTTCCGAGGTGGGATGTACGCTGGTGGATTCTTCTCAAACTAAGGTGTTATAAAATGGATCTCAAAAGCGCACTCAAAGCTCACATGCGCAAGGGCAAAACCGCTCACCCCGATAAAGCCGTCAAGAAAATGAAGGCCGGTGGTGTCACTTCGATGGATGCTAAGACGTATGGTCGCAACATGGCTCGCGTTATGAACCAGCGGAGCAAAACCAAATGAAGACCGCTCAACCTAAATCGGTCCCTGTGCCTAATACTGCTGGCTATCCCCAAACGGATATCGGGCGTGCTGGTGTCTGGACTAAGGGCAAGTTTCCCCCCAGTGTCGGTCAGAAAGAGTACAGCACCATGCGTGGTGCGGGTGCCGCCACCAAGGGTAAAAAGTTTCTGAAGAACGTAGCTCTTGACAAATGAACTACAACCAACTTGTAGCAGAGATTCAGTCGTATACAGAGAACGTATTCTCAGCGACTGACGTTAATACTTTCATCACGCAGGCAGAGCAGCGGATTGCTAATGCCGTACAGCTTCCTGCGTCTTTTCAGTATTCGACTCTGACTACAAGTATCGGTGTGGCTACGCTCACGCTGCCTGCTGACTACCTAGCTACGTTCTCGGTCGCGATTCAGTTGCCTTCTGGGACGCAAGCTTATCTGCTAAACAAGGACTTTACGTTCTTGCGGGAAGCATTCCCGACGACGGCTACCGGTCAGCCCCAGTATTACGCCCTGTCCCAAGCATACGAAATCACGCTTGCACCGATTCCCGGCGCGGTTTATCCAGTCAACATAGCTTACTACGGCTATCCCTCTTCGATTACGCTGCCTGCGGGTACTAGCTGGCTTGGTGATAACTTCAGTTCTGTCCTTCTGTATGGTTCGTTGGTAGAGGCGTACACGTTTATGAAGGGTGACCAAGACGTTATGGCGCTGTACGACACGAAGTTCAAAGAAGCAATGGGGCTGCTGAAGCAACTCGCAGATGCCAAGAATCGTCAGGATACGTTCCGCAGCGATCAGGTCCGTTACCCGGTAAAGTAAGATGTCCCAAGTCGTTTGCAATTCGTTCAAAGTCGAACTATTTAGGGCGATCCATGATTTCACGGCATCGACAGGTGACACTTTCAAAGTTGCGCTCTATACGTCAGCATCTACTATCGGCGCGGCGACAACAGTTTACACAGCAACAAATGAAGCGGTCGGAACCGGATACACAGCCGGTGGAGCAGCCCTTACCTCCGTCACCCCAACGCTAAACGGAAACACCTGTGTCGTGGATTTTGCTGATGTAACGATCAGCACGGTGACGTTAACGTACCGAAAAGCTTTGATTTACAACTCAACCAAGGCAAACCGCGCTGTAGCGGTTTTTGATTTTGGGTCTGACCGTGTGATTAGCGGCGGTAATCTGATTATCCAAATGCCTGTGCCTGACCCTTCGTCAGCGATCCTGAGAGCAAACTAAGATGCCTTTATCTTATTCAAACAATCTTCGTCTTACGCTCATTGGTAACGGCGAGCAGTCTGGCACTTGGGGTGATCTGACTAATATAAATCTTGGTACGCTGCTTGAACAAGCGATTTCTGGATACACCACAGTTAGCATGCTGGATGCTAACTACACCCTCACGACTTCAAGTGGTGCAACTGATGAAGCTCGGTCAATGGGGCTTAACATCACTTCTTCAGTCACGCTGACTGCTACACGCAACGTCATTGTCCCTACTACGGGGTCGCCTCCAACTTCAGCCCCGTACACAAAGCTCTATGTAGTGCGTAACGCCACAACCGGCGGACAAAGCATTGTCATCAAGACCTCGGCAGGTACAGGTATCACCATTGCTAACGGCGCTACGGCTATTGTTCTGTGCGACGGAACGAATGTAATTGATCCCTTTAGTAGCAAGCAAGCCGCGCTCGGCTACACCCCGGTGAACAAGGCTGGGGATACGATGACCGGGCAGCTAAACCTCACTGCCACTAACAATACGGCTTACGACATAGCCGGTCCGACTATAGCGATTAGAAACGCCTCGACTACTAACAATACTTACGCATCGGTTGCGCTTAATAATGCGGCGGGTAACTCAAGCGCCCTGTTGTTTACAGAGTATGCCGGCACAAATGCAAGTCGGTTTTCCATTGCTACCAACCCCGGAACAACGTCTACCTCTCTAACTTCTCGGTTTACTGTTAACGCAGACGGGTCGTTTTCGTTTTTGAATAATTCATCACAACTAATCGCGGTATTAGATGCGTCTGGGAACCTGTCGGTCAAAGGTAACGTAACCGCCTACGCTGCAATCTAATCATGACGCTTCCGGTCTTTCCAAACCCGATCTCGCTCAATCAGGTTAACGGTGAGCTTAGCCTAGCCGGAACCACGCTTATTAGTTTGAACCAAGCAAATGTTCGTACTTTGGCGGGTGTGCCAACCCCGTTATCGACTATCTCGATGAACAACCTGCACGGCAAATCAGCCCGAGCGCAGATTGTCGTCAATCTAGCTTCAAGCACCGCTAACCTCGATTACGTTGTAAATTCCATACTTGGTTACTCCTTCGGCAACACCGACTTCATTCTAAATATCAATGCCGGTGTTTATGCTTACGCTACCGGCGTCGGTTTCCCTGCTGTATATATTCGCGGTACTGCGTCAGGCGATACGGTAACTATTAACAACTCTGGGTATATCATCGGCGCTGGCGGACGGGGTGGTGATGCTGGCACTACTGGCGAAGCTGGCCAAGTAGGGGTGCTGTTTTTGCTTTCTGGTGGCGTCACAACTACTATTAACAATGCGGCTGGCGCTTATATTGCTGGTGGCGGCGGTGGTGGTGCTGGTGGCAATGTGGGTGACGGTGCTGGCGGCGGTGGTGCTGGTGGCGGGGCTGGCGGTGACATAGGTGGTAATGCTGGCGGTTCTGGCGGTGTCATTGGGGCTAGCGGATCTAACGGGGCGTTTAGCGGTAGTGGCCGCGCGGGCGGTGGCGGTGGCCGCGTTTTGCCCGGATCAAGGGCTACTCCTGGTACTGCGCAGGGCGTTGGCGGGCCGGCGGGCGGATCTGGCGGGGGCACTTCTGTAGGAAACGCGGGTGGGTACGGCGGCGGTCCCGGAGAAGCCGGGCAGTCTGTTAACACCGGCGGATTCTTTGGTGATCTTGGTGGTGGTGGCGGTGGCGGTTGGGGTTCCGCCGGAGGTAACGTTAATACATCACTTGGCGTTTTGATACGGTCTGGCGGCGCAGCGGGCGCTGCTATCAATAGACAGAGTGCAACCGTTACTGTTAACAATTCTGGCACTATCTACGGCGCGGTGTTATGACCAAAAAACTTTTGTTCGTGCTTGTCGCATTGCTTTGTCATGCCAATTCGTTTGCTCAGTCTCTAATCCTGCACGGGCCTAGCTACCACAGCCTAAACGTCGTTAATAACAGCAACTACGGGGTAAGTTTTAAGTTTCCGCAGGGCTTTGCTGTAGGCGTCTTTCGCAATAGCGAGGGAAATATATCGCAGCAGGTTACCTATGAGTTTATTTATTCTGACAACTTGAGCTTGCTTGTTGGTGGGGCTACTGGATATAACAATGTTGCGATATCTCCGGTCGTCATACCGGTGTTTAAGTTGCCATTTGAAAGATTATCTGTCCTTGCGGGTGTTGCACCGTACTACGATAGAGACTTGAAGCGCGTAGGTATTTTGGCGCATCTAATGCTTGAGTTTAAGATTAAGTAATGCAAGTCTCTGCCCGCGGCCTAGACCTTATCGCCAAGTTTGAGGGGTTACGCCTAAAAGCCTACCCTGATCCCGGTACGGGCAACGAGCCTTGGACTATTGGGTACGGGACGACCGTATACCCGGACGGGCGCAAAGTTAAGAAGGGTGAAGTGATCACCAAAGCGCAGGCACTAGAGTACCTGCAACATGATACGAGAAGGTTTGCTAACGCAGTGGGTCAAGTCGTAAGCGTCCCGCTCAACCAGAATCAATTCGACGCTCTTGTTTCGTTTACATATAATGTAGGTGAAGGGGCCTTACAAAGAAGTACGCTCCTGCGTAAATTAAACAGCGGTGACTACCGCAGCGCGGCAAATGAGTTTGGTAAGTGGGTGAATGCCGCCGGTAAGGAACTGGACGGATTGGTGATTCGCAGAGCCGCCGAGCGTGATCTGTTTTTAAAAGCTGAAGTAGCCCCTGAACCTGTTGTAGTTCCTGAACCCGTAGTAGTTCCTGAACCTGTTGTAGTTCCTGAACCCGTTCAGCCCCCAGCACCCAAGCGAGGATTTATGGCACCAGTTCTTGCCGCGCTTCTTCCGACCCTTATCAGTCTCATCCCCGAGTTGGGTAAGCTTTTCGGCGGTGGACCCAAGACCCAGCAAAACATTGCTCTGGTCGAGAAGGTCGCAAATATTGTAGTCGGCGCTACGAACGCTCCTAATCTTCAGGGCGCTGTAGAGTTGATGCAAACAAACCCGCAGATCCTTTCGGTTGCCAAGAAGGCTGTGCAAGATGTTTGGTTTGAGCTTGCCGAGGCTGGCGGTGGTGGTATCGAAGGCGCTAGAACCTACAACCTGAAGTTCGCAGAATCTGGGTTTCCTTTCTGGAAGATGCCCGCGTTCTGGATTACGGTCCTGCTTCTTCCCTTGCTCTATGGCACGGTCTACCTTGTGCTGACTGGCACGGCTGATGCGTTTTCGGGTGAGCTTCGTGCTGCGATTGCTTCTTCGGTAGTGACGGGTGTACTAGGCGGGGCGATTGGCTTTTGGCTCGGATCGTCCTTTACGACTTCTAAATCCCGTGGGCTTGGTGCAGAACCAACGCAGTAAATATGGCGCTCAAGAAACTAGAATTTACGCCGGGGGTTAACCGAGAGTCTACTTCTTACGCTGCGGAAGGGACTTGGTATACCTGCGATAAGGTACGGTTTCGTTCTAGAAAGCCAGAAAAGATTGGTGGCTGGACGCCTTTATCGGGTGGCAACACGTTTCTTGGTACTGCCCGTACCATGTGGGCATGGACGACTAACGCGGGTTTTAACAACGTCGGTGTTGGTACGCACCTCAAATACTACGTTGAGAACGCCGGGGCTTATTACGACATCACCCCGCTTCGCTCCACCGTTACGCTAGGTTCCAACCCTTTCACAACCAACGGTACTACTACCGTCACTGTTACGCACACTGCTCATGGCGCTTCTACGGGTGATTTTGTCACTTTCTCCGGTGCTGTTGGTTTTAATGGCCTTACTGCTGGTGATCTGAACAAAGAGTTTCAGGTTACATACCTCACTGCTAATACTTATACAATCGTTGTATCTACTACCCCATCTGGTTCTGGTGCTGGTGGCGGTGCGGCGGTTACTGCGGCGTATCAGATCAATGTGGGTCTTGCGCAAGCCACTCAGTTCTTTGGTTGGGGCGCTGGTGGGTGGGGCGCGGGAGGCTGGGGTCTACCTTCTCCAACAGGGGTTAGTACGCCCCTTCGCCTTTGGAACGCGCATAACTATGGGCAGAATCTTGTCTATGGTCCGCGTGGTGGCGCGCTATATTACTGGGATGCAAGTACACTACCCACTAACTTTGATAATCGTGGCGTCCTAGTATCGAGTCTTGCCGGCGCTTCAAATGTCCCGTTGTTTCAAAACGAACTGCTGGTTTCGGATACGTCGCGGTTTGTTATTTGTTTTGGCACGAACGATATTGGCTCTGCAACGCTTGACCCTCTGCTGATCCGCTGGTCAGACCAAGAAGATATTACGGATTGGACCCCTGCCATCACCAATCAAGCGGGTGGTATTCGGCTTTCTTCGGGTTCAAGGATCGTTGCGGCTGTCTCCACCAAACAAGAGATCGTTGTCTTTACAGACACAGCCGTCTACTCGATGCAGTACGTCGGCCCGCCATACGTGTTCAGCCTAAGTCAGTCCGGCGATAACACCTCCCTCATGTCCCCCCATAGTTTTGCGGTAGCGAATAACATCGTCTACTGGATGGGGACCGATAAGTTTTATATGTACTCGGGCCGGGTCGAAACGCTGCCTTGCTCCTTACGGCAATATGTCTTTTCAGACATAAACTTGGATCAGCGCGATCAGGTCATCTGCGGCACGAACGAGGGTTTTACAGAAGTCTGGTGGTTCTATTGTTCGGCTGGAAATCTCACGGCCACACCTGACCGTTACGTTGTCTTCAATCATCTGGATCGCGCTTGGTACTACGGCACGATGCAGCGTACTGCTTGGTTAGATAGTGGTCTTCGCCAATGGCCTATGGCTATCCAGAGTAACCGTATTCTTTACCATGAGAGCGGAACAGACGACAACACGGCTGGCACCCCCGTTGCCATGAATGCCTACATTGAGTCCGCTGACTTTGATATTGACGACGGCGAAAATATGCAGTTTTGCTGGCGGATGATCCCCGACCTAACATTTAGTGGGTCTACTTCTAACGACCCGTCTGTAACCGTGGTTGTTAAACCCCGAGATTTCTCTGGTGTAGCCTATAAACCTGAAGCGCCGGAAGCAGTTATTCGATCTGTCCAAGCGCCGGTTGAGCAGTATACGAAGCAGGTTTTCTTGCGCTTCCGTGGCCGTCAGATGGCTTTCCGGATTGAGAGTAACGCGGTTGGTACTCAGTGGCAGCTTGGTAATCCTCGGATCGACATTCGCTCTGATGGTAGGAAGTCCTGATGGCAGTAATTGATAGAACCAAGCTAGGTAGAACCTACGCCCCGAGGCTTCCTGTCCCGCCGAAGGAATGGGACGACATTTATCAAAACCAGTTTAACAACGCCTTAAAGCTTTACTTTGATCGGTTAGATAATCTATTCATTTCGATCCTCGATACTGCCGGGGGCAAGTT